TAATCTGAACCATAACCCAATACTCTTGTTGCCAAAAGAATTGCATTTTTATCACCAATAAAGATATCTTTAACATCTAAATTTGGTTCTACAACAACCGATTCGAATAATTTATCTAAAACTACTCCTTTTTTAATTAGAGATTGTGATGCAAGAATATCTTCTTCTCTTGCTGTCATATATTTAATCTCAATATTTCCTTTTCTTAAAGGATGTCCTTCTGGGTAAAGTAATCCCTTTGATGGTAAATCTATTACCTCTGTTGGGAAATCAAATTTATTTTCGTTCATAATTAACCTTTATTTGTTTGTATATATAAGTATATCAAAACTAAAAAGTTGTAAAACGAAAAAAGGTTCTCACTAAGAGAACCTTCTTCAATTTATAGATAGTAGTGGATAATATCTTAAAATTCTAAAATAGCGTAATCGTAAGCAATGGTTAACGAAATATCGGCAGGGTCATTAGATGTAAAATCTAAATCGTTAAAATTAGCAGCTGCAATATATGCACCCATTAATTTCCATTGTTCAATTTTATCACCAACAGGTCCTAACATATAGAAATCGATATCTTTTTTGTAGAAACTTGCATATCCTTTTCTACCTGTGATTGATTCATGTCCTAATCTTATCCATTCCATCACTTGTTGTGCTCCTGAAGGAACGATTGGGTCATATAGAGTAATCTCAATATCTTGCCACGTACCTTTACCTTGAAGTTTTCTATAAGTGTTGATATGGTCTAACTTCACTTCATCAAACTGAATTGAAGGTCTACTTGCTGTTTTAATTAAGTATGCCTCAATACCATCAATTTCCATGATGTATCTGTTCTTCATCTTCGGTTCGAAGTTGGTGAACATCATTTCGTTAAATTCTAATACTTCTGCCATTTTTTATTTTCCCTTTTATACTAATAAATATTAGTTATTCATTTTTTTGTTATGCTGAGAACGATGCTCCAGTTGGTAAGATGTTGAAATCAATTACAATGAATTCAGCTGTCTTAGCCGGTTGTAAGAAAATCTGTCCAGCAAGTATGTTTCTATCAACTACATCAGGTGTGTTGTTAGTTTCATCCATAACTACTTTAAATGCGTACAATCCTTGTCTTTGTTGGATATCCGCTAAGTAAGGTTGTACAGTGTTGATAAATCTACCTCTTGTTTTAGCAGTATTTTGTTCGAATACTAAGAATCTAGATGTAGATGCTACAAATTTCTTAACATTGATTAACAATCTTCTTACATTAATTCTATCCAATGCCGATGCTTTATCTTGTAAAGTTTTCTGTCCGAATGCCACAATACCTTGACCAGGGAAAGTTGCGATTGGATTTACTTTGTTTTCATATAAAGTATCTCTTTCGGAATGTGTTAATCTATTAAGAACTGATACAGCTCCTACAATTCCACCTCTATTTAAACCAGCAGGTGCGAACCATTCAGCGGCGATAGCATCATTTGATGCATAAACTGCTGGAAGTAATACTGAAGGTGGTACTGAAATTAGTTTGTTAGTTCTAGTATCTACTGTCTTAACCCAAGGATAATAAGAACCTACATAGTTCGAATCGATTGAGTTAGCTTGAGTAGTTACTTGTGCGATTGTATCATTTACTGAAGTTAAATCAGCGATGTAGAAACAATCTTGTCTAGCTTCTACCATATCAATCACATCAGTAGTTACCGCTGGGTGTAATCTTCTTACAATACCAGGAGTTACTACCATATTAATATCATATTCATCAGCGTTTGAAATTGCGTTTACAGCTTTAGCGTATGCTACTGAACCACTAGCAGTTGAATCGGTTAAATCAAATCCTTGAGAATTCCCAGAAGAAATTGAACTTCCTAATGAAATCTCTCTAGCAGGACTCATACCATCAAATCCACCTTGGAATGCCAATGTGAATTGTCTCTTAATCATATCAGCTGTTGCTGAACCGGTCATTTCTAATGATAAACCAATTCCACTTACATTACCATCAAATCCAAATGCTACATTTGAACCAGCTCCAACCCCTTCAGGTAGTGGTTTTAAGTAGTTTGCATTATCATCTTTAACACCAGTAGTTTCGAAATCGAAACCAGCATATTGGTAAGGATTACCAGTTGTGTTAGAAATTGATGAAGTTTGGAATACTGCAGCTGGAACGATTGTTTCATCAGTTGCTTTAATTGGGTTAGAGTAAGCTCCATGTCCAAATGGTGCAGCTGATACAGGGTATGAACCTTGTGCTGCAACTTCTACTCTAATATATTTTGAGTTATTTATCCAATCACCATTTTCGGTAATTTTACCTTCTGAATCAATAGTGTTATATCTATCACCAATTACTCTTGCAATATAGTTTGCTGAGTCTGGGTCTAAGTTTACATTGTTGAAAGTTTCTAATACTACTTTTCTTTTATCAGTATCAGAGAATGAACGAATAGTTACACTAAATACTGAATAATCAGTTCCACCATCTTCACCTGCTGCTTTAACACCAGAAATAGAAACTTTGAATCTTGTGTTTTCACCATTACCATGACCTAAAGTATGGAACTTAAATAGGTCATATCTTTCACCGGAGATTAATTGTGATTTTACGAATGGTGTTGATGCCCAACTAGCATCGTAAGTAAAGTTTTGAGTTGGTAAAGCTTCTGCTAATACCGCTTTACTTTCAGTTACATTTAAATTAATATCACTTACTGCGTTTGGAAAGTAAGAGTAAACATAAGCATCTTTAGAACCTAATGCAGATTCACCAAATACATCAGATACATCGTTATTAGCTGAAGAAAGTAAAGATGCGGATATTTCACCTATACCACTTCCACTTACTACAAATGAACCAGATACACTATCTGATGCAGTTACTGTAAATCCACTAAATCCAACTTCTTCATCACCATTATTAGTTGAGTGAAGAGTTGAAATTAATTTTACAGTTCCATCTGAACCACTAGCTACTAAACCGATTGGGTTTGCTTGGTTATAACCACCAACACCTGCTACTCTTACAATTGTTGCAGTACCAGCTTCTCTAAGATAGTTTTGTACTGCATAATCTGTATAATAAGTACCATCAGGTGTACCAAATTTATCCTCAAACTCACTTTGAGTTCTAACGATTGTGGGAACAAACGCTGGTCCTTGTTTGAAAGGTCCGATGAACGCTGCTCCGATTTCTCCTACCCCTTGTGCTAAGAACGAAAGGTCATTTTCTCTCGTAAATACTCCAGGTGATACAATTCTTTCTGCCATATTATCTCCGTTTATTAAATAAACAATTTAGTTATTACTACTATAAATATAACTAAAATAATGAAACCAACAATTATTCCGCTGAACCACTATCTGGCGTTGGGGTTACCGAACCTGTTGACCAAGGTAGTGCACCTTCACCAACTTCTTCACTAGCATCATCAACCTCGTCAATCTTCTTTTGGATTTGTTCTGCAATATGGTCCCAATATCCTGTTGATAAACTTGATGATACTACGTTTTGAACCCATCCAATTACTAAATCTTCTGTTAGTTCTCCGAAAGCCACAAATTCATCAGCTGAACCTGAATCAAAATCTATTGGAGTTGCTCCAACAAATCTTCCTTCAGTACCTGTTGTTGATTCAGTACCAGTACATGTCCATCTAACGTGTAAAATTACGTTTTCGTAATCACCTACTGCTTTTTTAGTCATTTGGGTTATACCCCAAGAATAAGTTACTGCCATTTTTATTTCCTTTTTATATATAAATATATAGGTTGCCTCCCAAACGGAAAACAATCACCTATAAATATAACCTAAGTTTTGTAAACACAAATATTATTAAGATATGCTTCCTGAAGATTCTACCCAACTTGATGATACATGATTCCAAGCTTCGATAACAAATGCAGATTCACTAGCTATCAAATGTTCTTCGTTGAAACTATCATAGTGAATATCTTCATGCTTTCTACTAATTTCAATACCATTTTCCAAAAAAGATATTCTTTTAACAACATCAATTGATGGATTTTGTACATTTATTTCTAATGCGTTTAAAACTACTACTTTTTCTAATGCCATTTTATTTTTTATTTAATAATTCTTTCATCATCTCTTTCAATTCAGAAAGTTCTGACTTTAAATATTCAATTTCTTCTTTTTGCGATTTAACTATATCATTTTGTTCGTTGATTGCGTTAACTAATAATGGAGTTAACCTATCGTAATCAACAGTCATATAATCATATCCCAATCTCTGAGCTTTTGGAGCTGGATGTACTATTTCAGGAAGAACTTCTTTAACATCTTGTGCAGATACACCGACTTGTAAATCATTTCCTTGCCATCCAATCATATTGGCTTCTTTATTGTTTCTATAATAGAAACCATTAAGTTTACCAACTTTTTCAAGAGCGTTTTCAATATCACCCTCTTTATCCTTCAATCTCATATCTGAGTAGTAAGCGATTACATTACCCTCAGCGTATAAGTTATCATTAATTCTAAGACCCCAACTTTCAGTTCTTGCTTTCCAACCACCATTATAGTAAATGTAGAAGTGGGAGTTATGAATACCTTCACATAACCACTCATTATTTACATCATTGTATAAACCAGTTGAACTACTATTATTGTGCATTAATAGTGAACGACCATTCATTGACCATCCTTCCCAACCATTTATACTACCATATGTAGAAACAGTTCCATATTGTCCACCTTCATCACCAACAGAACGAAGTCCGTATCCTCTATCTTGGAAGTATAAACCAGTTCCACCTTGTGCTCTAAACCAATCGTTTGCTAATATAGCACTCATTTGTGAATAAGAAGCAGGGTCGGTGTAGTATCCAGTATTATTTGAATCATAATATCTACCAGCATACATTGAACCACCATTACCATCGTTAACATCTAACATTGGAATAGTTACCCAACCTCTCCATCCACTCCAAGAGCTTCTGAATCTCAAATTGGAAATAGGTCCACCAACCATCTGCCATCCATAACCCCGTGTGTTTGAACTACGATAGTGGAA